CCGGCCTGCCGTCAACGAGGTCTGCACCGTCGACGTCGCCCTGCAGTCCGGCACCGCCCGCGTGTTCAAGGGCCGCGTGCAGGCCGTCTCGGCCCAGTACGACCCGAACGTCGGCGCGCTCGTCACTCTCGACGTGTTCGGCCCCCTTGCCCGCGCAGGACGCCGCGACCAGGAAGCCACCCTCCCCCAGCAGCTCGACGGCGCCCGCGTCCAAGCGCTCCTCGAGGACGCCGTATCGCAGCAGTGGGCCGAACAGCCGCTCACGCAGCAGTGGGGGCAGGTCGACGGCAGCGCCACCTGGGCCGACTACGGCATCGACGCCAGCCTCATCGACCCTGGCCTGTACACGCTCGAAGCACTCACCCAGGTGCCCACGTCGACGTTCGGGGCCCTCGCAGCCGCATCGTTCTCCGGCGGCGGCGTCGTCTACGAGACCGGAGACGGCCGCATCGGCTACGCCGACTCGACCCGCCGGCAAGGCGCCAGCCTCGGCACACCCGTCACCATCGACGCCAGCCTCATCGCCGCACGATCCGGCAGCGCCACAGCCCGCCGCGACGACATCGTCAACCAGGTCATCCTCACCTGGTCCGGCGGCACCGCCATCTACAACGCCACGGACTCCATCGCCGAATACGGCTTCACGACCCGCGAGTACACGTCCATCCTCGACGACGCCAACGACGCCGACGACCTCGCAGAACGGCTCGCGCAGCTGCAGGCGTTCCCCCAGGCCGACCTCGACGGACCGTTCCTAGTACGTCTCAACAACACCACAGACAGTCTGACCGACCAGCTGCTGCAGCTCGAGGTCAACGACTTCATCTCGGTCACGAACATCCCGACGTCTGTGCTACCGGCCGGCACGTTCTACGGCTTCGTCGAGGGCCTCAACATCGAGGTAACGGACGTGGCGGCCAACGTCGAGGTGTTCGCATCCGACGAGCGGTTCTCGATCTACAACACACGGTGGGCCGACGTGCCCGACACCCTGACCTGGGGCGACATCAACGCTACGCTCCAGTGGCAGAACGCTTAGGAGACCCCGATGCCAGACACCGGCGCACCCTGGAACATCCCCTACGTCGCCTCGACCGACCTCGTCTCAGACTGGCCGGCCGACAGCCTCGCGCTGGCAAACGCCATCGACGCCGGCCTCGACGCTGCGAACGTCGGTATCGGCACGAATGTTGCGCAGACCGTCAAGACCGACACGTTCAGCACGACCTCTAGTTCATTCACGACCGTGACCGGCCTGTCCGTCGCGATCACTCCAACATCAGCCACCGCAAAGGTTCTCGTAATCTGCCAAATCACGTACTCGTCGGCTGGCTCGCATTACGGCTCGTTCAAGATGACGCGCGGAGGCACCGACGTCTACAGGGGCGACGCCGCCGGAAGCCGCACACGCTCGGTTTTTGCAGGTAACGGTGACGCAGCGTTCGCAGACCACGCTTGGTCCGGTGCCATCGTGTTCCTCGACTCGCCGGCCACGACGTCCTCCACCACTTACCAAGTCGAAGCCGCCGCAGGCCTAGGCACTCTTTATGTCAACCGGAGTTTCGACGACGTCGACGACGCAAGGTTTGTTCGAGGCGCATCGTCGATTACCGCTATCGAGGTGGCAGTATGACCGACTACGCCGCAGTGCTCGCAGCCATTCGCCCAGGCGCCCAGTGGTCGCTCAACGGCGACGACTACGCCGGACTTATTTGGCTCGACGAGTCGCCGAAGCCGACAAAAAAGACGCTGGATGACGCTTGGCCGCAGGTTCAGAACGACCTTGCATGGACTTCTGTTCGTTCTAAGCGTGACGCGCTTCTCGCGGCGTCCGACTGGACTCAGGTCGCTGACGCGCCTGTCGACGCCGCCGTCTGGGCGACCTACCGTCAGCAGCTGCGCGACCTGCCCCAGAACTACATCCTGCCCGACGAGGTCGAATGGCCGGAGGAGCCCGCATAATGGACTGGATGGACACCGCCCACCGCACCTTCTGGACGTTCCTCGAGGCTTTCGTCGGCGCCCTCGCCGCGACCTACAGCCTCGCCGTCGACGGTGCCGCCCTCCTGTCGGCCATCGCCGCCGGCGTCGCCGCCGCGATCGTGCCGCTCAAGGAGGCCATGCTCGCGCGCAAGCGCCGCAACGCCGGCTGATGGAACTGGTCCGCCGCGCCGACTGGGGCGCCGCCCCACCGAAGGGCCGGCCGGTGCCCATCGCAGCACCCGTCCGCTACCTGTTCCTGCACCACTCCGCAGGGCCTGACGGCGGCGCGCAGGTCGTCCGCAGCATCCAGGACTTTCACCAGCGCGTTCGAGGCTGGCAGGACGTCGGCTACACCTGGCTGTACAGCCCAGGGTCACGGACGTTCTACGAGGGCCGCGGGCCCGCCATCCACGGTGCTCACACCCGCGGCTACAACAAGGTCGGTCACGGGCTGTGCGTCCTCGGCAACTACGAGAAGGACGAGCTGCCCGTCCACGCCATCGACGACCTCGCCGAATGGGCCTACTGGCATGGCGGCACCTGGGGCCCCGACCAGTACATCCCGCACCGGCAGATGGGCGAGACCGCCTGCCCAGGGCGCAACATCATGGCCGTCCTTGACACGATCAACGACCTCGCCTCGGGCCGCAGCGTCGTCGAGGTTGACGCCGAACCGGACCCTGACGACCTTGAGATGCTGCGAGACTCCGACGACCTCGCATCGCTGTCCTGGTGGGAGCGGGAGGTGTTCTCCCGTGACTGACCTCCAGATGCTGTTCGCCTACGTCGCCCCGATGGCGACCATCGCCGCCGCCGCATGGCGTCTGTCCGCACGCCTTACCGCGATGGACAAGAAGCTCGAGCAGCTCGAGCAGGAGAACCAGCAGCTGCGCGCCGAGGTGTCCGCCCTTAGGACCCTCATGTCCGTCATCGTTGACTCGAACCGGAACGTGGGCCATACTCGGACCGCCTGAGCCTGGGGAGGCCTCATGGACGAGTTCGAGCTCGAACAGCAGCAGACCACGACCGGCAGCAGGGGCTGGTGGGAGAAGGTCATGCCAGCACTAGACGACGAGCAGCGGGCCAGCCTCGACAAGGCCCTCCACAACCGTGACATCAGCCACAACACGATTTCGCGGGTCCTGAAAGCGTGGGGGCACGACGTGTCCTACCAGCAGGTCGGTCACTTCCGGCGCCGCTATGTCTACTGACCCGTTCCTTGCCGTCCAGCAGGACGTCGACGAAGCCCGCCGGCCACGGCCCAAGCACCCGTCCGGCTGGGAACCTGGCATCGACACCGCCGCCGGCGTCATCACCGTCGAGGGTGGCGAGACCCCGCCGAAGGACTGGTCGCACATCCTGTGGAACCTCGGCCTCGACCCTGCCGACTGGCAGGTCGACGAGGACGCGCCCGTCCAGGTCCGCTCGTGGGACTCCGGCGAGCGACGCCAGTTCTACTACCGCGCCACCGTCATCCCTGCTAGCACTGCTAGCACGCCCGACGTGGACGCGCTCATCAAGCAGATCAAGCGCCGCCGGCCCATCCCGCCCAAGGACATCCTCGAGGAACGCGCCCTCGTCGTCCTGCTGTCCGACTGGCAGGCCGGCAAGGCCGACGCGGGCGGACACGAGGCGCTCATCGCACGGCTCCTCGAGGTTCGCAAGGCCGTCCCCGAACGTGTCCGGCAGCTCGCCCGCCAGGGCCGGCCCGTATCTGACATCTACGTCATCGGCCTGGGCGACATGGTCGAGGGATGCGATGGCCACTACGCCATGCAGCAGGCATCCGTCACGCTCGACCGCCGGCAGCAGGTCAAGCTCGTCCGCCGCATGCTTGTCGAAATGCTCGCCGACTGGGCCCACCTGCCGGCCCGCATGGTCGTCGGATGCGTTCCTGGCAACCACGGCGAGAACCGCAAGAACGGCAAGGCGTACACGTCGTGGGAGGACAACGCCGACCTCGAGGTGTTCGAGCAGGCCGCCGAGATACTCGCCGCGAACCCCGACGCCTACGGCCACGTCCGGTTCACCATCCCAGACGGCGACCTCACCCTGGTCCTCGACGTGGTCGGCACGGTCGTCGGCTTCGCCCATGGGCACCAGTTCAACGGCTCCGGCATCCCGCTCGCCAAGGCCCGCTCTTGGTGGCAGTCTAAGATGGGCGCGCGCCACCCCATCGGCGACGCCGAGGTGCTCTGCTACGGCCACTTTCACCACCTGCAGCTGCTCCAGGACGGGCCGCGCACGATCATGGGCGCACCGTCCAACGACGGCGGGTCACGCTGGTACGAGGAGCAGGGCGGAAACAAGACCGCTTGCGGCACCCTGACGTTCGTCTGCGAGGGAGGAGGCTGGGGTGACCTTGCCATCCTCTGATATCACGGTCCGCCACCTCGGCCTCGGCCTGTACCCCATCCGCGTCGAATGGGGCGCCGAACACGACCGTGACCTGTACGAGTCCGGCGTCGTCGGCGACTCCGACCTTGAGCACGGCCTCATCCGCGTCCGCTCCGACCTGCAGCGCATGCGCGCATCCGAGGTCGTCCTGCACGAGCTGCTCCACCACGTCCTGCACAAGACCCACCTGGCAGCGCGCTGGGACGACGACGAACAGGAGGAGGTGATACGCGCCATCAGCCCCTGGCTCGTCCAGGCGGTCAGCATCAACAACTACGACGACTGGATCTGACATGGAGAGGTTCGCTACCCCCGAGGCGTGGGTGTTCATCAGCATCATGGCAGCGCTCGTCCTGAGCCTGTTCGCCGTTCTGACCATCCTCGAGCGGCGCGTCCGCCACCGCGACCAACGGGCCGCGTGGGAGCGCGAGCTCGAGGCGATGCGCCGGCTCGTCGACGAGCGGCGGGAGGGCGAGCGATGAGCGACTGGGCCCAGGACTACATCCCCGTCAACGAACGCATCGCCCAGTTCATCGCCAAGTATCCCGAGGGCAGCCTGCAGCCCGCCGACCCGTCCCAGCCGTACACGGTCATCGAGGGCAAGGGCGAGTCGTCTTGGATCGTGTACACGGCCGCCGCCTACCGTCACCCTGGCGACGACCGTCCAGGCATCGGCTGCGCCTGGGAGCCCGTCCCTGGCAAGACGCCGTACACGCGTGGCAGCGAACTCATGGTCGCCGAGACGTCGGCCTGGGGACGTGCCATCGCAGCCCTCGGCATCGCCACCAACCGGTCCGTGGCCTCCGCGGAGGAGGTACGAAGCGCCTCAGAGCGCACAGGACGCTCTCAGAGCGTCGCAAACGGTCGGGCCGGTACCGAGACCACCCCGAACACGAAAACGGCGCAGACGCGAACTCAGAGCGCCGAGGAGGTTCCGTTCTGATGTCATTCGAGCTCGTAGGAGGCCGCTGGACACAGGTCGCCCGCCATCTGCACGTCGAGTCCGACGGCTGGATACGAGGCCACCACGTCCCCACCGCGATCTACAGGGTCAAGGAGAAGGCCCAGCACGCCGACGAACGGCCGTCGGACGGCACCCTGTACGCCCTGCTCCACGCCGTCCAGAAGCTCGACGCCGAGGTCAACGCCTAC